ACTCTTGAGCCATGAGCGGTATGACCAGCTGGGGTGATAGCTACCCCAAAATCCCCGGGACATTCCTGGAGGTTCGGCCCCTCACCGAGGCGACCGACGCAGCTACAACGCTGACCGCAGCGCAAGCCATCGGCGGCATTGTCACCATGACGCCAACGGCGGCCCGCACCATCACCCTCCCGACTGCAGCGGCAATCCTCGCCCTGTTGCAGCCAGGGGTGCAGATCGGGACCAGTTTCGAGATTCACATCCGAAACGGCGCGGCCAGTAGCCACGCGATTACCCTCGCCGGGCCATCCGGTGGCGGGATTACGATCGACGGCGTAGCCACGGTGGCGCACAACACCTCGGCCACATTCCTGGCGAGGGTGACCGGCGAAACCACGCCGGCCATCACGTTCCACCGGGTCTAATGAACTACACCTGGTGCCGAGGGCATCAGGAGGTTTGGGATGCCATCGCTGCAAAGGCGGTGGCATCCTCGCCGCCTGCTCAGCCACCTAGGCCACAACCGGAAAAACCTACACGCAAGGCTGTAAATGTCCCGAGTTCCTGAGTACACAAACTTCCGTTACATCTCTGCAGGGTCGGCGGTAACCCTTCCTGCCGGCAAGTTGTTTATCCGGTTGCTGGCACTGGAGGCGACCGTTCTCCACGCCGACACGGTTTGCAGCAGCTGCACCGATGGCCTCAGCGGCGCCCCGATCCCGGCCGGCACCGAGGTTACCGGCTATTTCTCGACCGTCCGGCTCACCAGTGGCAAGATACTGGCCTACCTGAGCTGACCGATGAGCGTTCTCCACAGGATCACGCTCCCGCCCAAGCAGCAATGGCGCTCCGATTACGGTCCCATCGCTAGCGACCTGGGCGAATGGCAGTCCTGCGACGGTGAATCGCACGAGTTTTGCGACCCGATGGTGTCGCTCACCGTCTCGATTGACGATGATCACACCTTGCACCTGTTCTGTGAGGCGCATCGGGTTGATGCTGCGGTTGAACGGCTGAGGCAACTGCTCGGTGGCTAGCCTGTCCGCCCAGATCGAGGCTTTCCTGAGAAACGCCCTACGCCAAAAGCGCTTGGAGGATCAACGGGTCCGCCAAGCGCTTCGCGATCTCCGCGGGGTGCTGGCGGCCATTGAGCGGGTCGTGGGCGAAAGCGGCCTGGCCGCCCCCTCGCCAGGTCGGAATGAGGCCATCGCCACGCTGACCGCGGCGATCGCCCGGAGCGTGCGGGACTCGTTCGGCGCGCCCCAGCTGGCGGCCCTCAGCTCGGCCCTGGTGCCGTTTCTGGAAAGCCAACTGAAGTTCGCCCGCCAAATGGTCGAGATGGCCGGCGGGGACCTTGCAGCGCCGGTTGTGCAGATGACCGCGACGCAGGCGGCCCGGATCGTGCGTGGCATCCAGGTGGCGGGCACCACGCTTGAGAACCAGCTCCTATCCCGCTTGCCGGCCATGGTGGCCGATCGGGTCGAGCGGTTTATCCGGCTGGGGCTGCAGGACGTCGCTGGCGGGCCAACGTTCGCCACCTACGAAAACGCGGTAGTACGCACCGTGGGCAACGCGGTCGAGGCGACGATCCGTACCGGCGTGCATGAGGCGGGCAGCTTCGCCCAGCAGATGATCTACCAATACGAAACCGATCCCGCCTGGCTGGGGCCCGACGGCCTGGTGTGGACCGCGATCCTCGACTCTCGGGTCTGCCCCGTGTGTCTGAAGCTCGATGGCACGCGGTACCAGTTGGGCGTGTCGGCCCCTTATTTCGACGGCGAGAACAAGACCAGCCCCCATCCCCAGTGCCGCTGCTACCTCCTGCCCTGGAAGTGGAGGAACGACACCGAGGACGGCAAGCCGGTGAACAGGGAGGCGACCGGGGACAAGGGAGCTCAGGCGCTGTCGTTCCGTGCCGCGGCGTCGCGGTGGGTGCGCGACAACCCGGAGACGGCCCGGGCCATTTTTGGCAAGGCACTGGGGCAGCGCTTGGTTGACGGCAAGATTGGTTTCGATCAGGCCGTTAAGCTCTGGTCAGATAAGGGCTAGCGCTATGACCGTCACCGTTGTCGCCACCGCTGGCGCGGCCAACGCCAACAGCTACCTCACCGTGGCTGCGGCGGATGATCTGGCTGACGACTACCTCGGGCCGCTGGCCTGGGCCACAGCGACGACCGACAACAAGGGGAGGGCGTTGATCATGGCGACCATGTACCTCGATCAACTGGAGTCGATCGGCACACGCGCCACCACCACGCAAGCTCGCGCCTGGCCCCGCATTGGCGCCGCGTGCGGGGAATGGTCGTTTGCGGCCGATGTAATCCCTGCCCCGATCAAACAGGGCTGCTTCGATCTGGCAGAGGCCCTGCTAGCCAACCCCGCCCTACTCAGGGGCGCGGGGGCAGGCAATACAGAGCTGATCCCCGGGATCCCCAATGCCAGCCTGAAATTAGCCAGCGTGGATGTGATCTCGGTGGAGTTCAGGGATGGAGCTGTGCCGAACAACCAGAACGCGCTGAACGTGCTGCCAGGCCTGCGGCAAACCCTCGGATGCCTTTGCCTTAGCACACCTGTCGGCGGGTCGCGTAGCATCCGCGTAGTTCGATCGTGAATCGTGCCAGCCGTGGCCGAACAGCAGCTCAATCTGTTCGGTCCGGCTGATGACAAGCCGGCTGCCAGGAATCACCTGGCAACGCCTCTCACGCGCGAAGAATCGCGGAAGATTGGCAGGATGTACGCGGATAACATCAGGCTAGTCGGGAAGTTTCAGGCCAAGATGCGGGAGAAGTATGGCAACAGTTTGCCGTCTGAAGATATAAACAGCGCCGTTGATATTGCATTCATCAAAGCGGCAAGGGTATGGAATCCAGAGCGGGGAGCATTCAGCACGATCCTGGGGCACTTCGCCGCTGGGGAGGTCCGACACGCGATCAAGGCTGCCGGTAACTGGGGCGTGGCCGCCACCCAGCGCGCACGCCTCGCGGGGATGCAAGCCCGGCGGATGCTGGAGGCCGGCATGGCCGCGGCGGACGTGTGCCAGGAGATGGCGATCACTGAAGACGATCTGCTGGACGTTCTGCGGGCCACCACGGGCCTGGCACATGACGTCCAGGGCTTCGAGCTCCATCTGTGCGACCGGCCAACCCCCTGGGAGCTGCTGGAAGACAGCGAGGCAAACTAGGGAAACGCACCGCTGAACATGATTACCGGGGTTTACAAGGCGGCGCTTGAGCTTCGGTTGTTCCTGAAGCTGGGAACCACCGCAAGCAGCGCTCCCGTCAGCACTACCGGGATGACCGAAATCCTGAGCCTGTCGGACGCCAGCCTGCAGACAACCAGCGAGACGCAGACGGCAACCGACTATCAGACTCCTTTCGGTTACGGCAATTTGCTTGTAACCGGCAAGAGTTGGACGATGCCGCTACAGCTGAACCTGGATGTAACGTCCGAGGGCTACAAGCTTTTGAGGCGTGCCGACACTGGGGCCCCCGGTGGTACGACCGTTCAGCTCTGGCGGGAGCTGCCGCTGTTCGGCAGCTCCAACACCGATCCACAGGTCGAAACCGGCGTGGCCTTTGTTGGCGGCTATCAGGAGACCATGGCCCGGGGGAACATCATGACCATCTCGTTCACCCTCAACGGCTACGGCCCGCCGCTGACCTACCAACAGGGCGATGGCATCGCCACCCTGACGCTCACCAACCCTGGCGCGGGCCTGTCTGCCGGCACCGGCATCGCTTTGGTTCCCGTGACGCCAGCCGCCGGCAACCTGTCGGGCCTGGGCGGCACCGCGACGATCACCGTGAACGGCAGCGGCATTATCCAGACCGCGACGATCGTTGACGCCGGCCGGAACTTCAAGGTGGGCGACACCCTGACAATGAACGACCCTGCAGTGTTCGGCACCGGCGATACCGCCCCGCTGTTCACCGTGGCGACGGTGGCCTAAGGGTTGACGGGGAGAGGGGCTGCGGCGCTATGGTGTTCGCATCTGGGGGCACCGGTCTCCATGAAACCCTGCAAGAGCTCGGACCTGTTCCGGGCTTTTGTGGTGTTCGGGCCCATTACGCCTCCCCCTACAGCCCCCCAGCCTGGCTCAGCCGCTGCCACTGCTCGGCAAAGAACCTGGCCAGCGGGTGCTTGTCGAGCGCTGGCTTGATCCAGTTCCGGCCTGGCAGCGCTCGGCCGCTGGCGGTGATGCGGTCCCGGCCCTCCAGGATGGTCCTGGCGTAGTGGAACCCATCCTCGCTGACCGGATCCCAGGTGAACGTGATGGTCGTGCCCCGTGGGTTGTCCTGGCGCCGCTGCGAGTTGAGGAAGTCGCCGGAATCGACGATGTTGCGCGGGCTGGAGGCGATGGTGTAGGGCAGGCCTCCCTGTGCCTTCAGGACCTTATTCTTCTGGCGAAACGTCTTGGCTTTGTTGTACTTGCCGTAGCGGTAGGTTATCCCTGGCCAGGGATATTGAACCGCCTTGATCTCTTCCTTTAGTTGCGGGCCGATTACGTCGCCGTACTTGGTCATGATTATGACCGTCCGTTGACGCAGTACGTTTACGTTTTCAGCCCAGCCAGTTAGCTTTACCTCAACAGTAATCCTAGCCATCGACGTACACCGCGAGTCGGATGCGGTCACCAATCACCCGCTGCACTGTGCCGCCGATCAGCCCTGTAGAGCCGTAGGGATAGCGCTCCTGCAGCACCTCGCACCTGGCGGGTGGCTTGCCGCTGAACGTCAGCGAGCCCTTCACACCGGCCTGAATCCTGGCGTCCAGCGCCTGGGGATCCACCGCGTAGCCCTCATAGGTGAGCCGGTCGGTGTCCACCCCTGGGAACCCAGACCCGTTGCGGCCCCCCTCGCGCAGGAACAGCGACACGGTGATCTGCTCGGTTTTGGGGATGATGTTGCCGGTTGCTGGATCCTCAACGGTGCCGATGTCCACAACATCGAATGTTGCCGTGGCGTTGACCTGGCCTAGGAGTGCACTGCTCATGGTCTAGTTTGCCGCGACGGATCGCTATTGCGGGTTGGTTCCATCAGGAGCAGGCCCGTTGATGTCAGCCACTGGACCGCGCCATTGATAGACGCCATGGGGGGCACTGATCCAGCCGTCTCTTAGTGGGATCCACCAGAAACCCCTACCCCAAGCGCGGTAGCGCATTTCACCGTTCCAGCGATCGTCAGTCGCCCAGCATTCGTACCACCCTGGCTGAACCGGGATCAACCGCGCTGACTGAATGCCGTGTTGCGAGGTGCTTGCGTAAGTGGTCACGTTGCGTCTGCTGCGGATGGGCCTGAGGCAAGCTAGATGAAGGTGGAGGCTGCATGGCGGAGAATCTGGGCGATGCGGTCCTAGTTGTCCGCGCCGACACCACACAGCTGGACGCGGGCTTCAGGCACGCAGAGGAACGGGCTCGCCAGGCTGGGGCGTCAGCTCGGGAGGCCTTCCAGGCACCGGCGAACAGCATCGCGGCATTGCAGGCGAAGCTTGCCGAACTGCGCCAGGCGTTCAACGTCGCTGAGATCGGGTCGGCTGAGTTCAACAAGCTGCGAAATCAAATCCTGGGAGTTGAGGCAGCGCTGAAAACGGCAGGAGCAGCAGGGAATAGCCTGTCCGTGCTCAACGCCAAGTTGCAGGGACTGCAACAAGCTTTGCAAGCCGTTGATGTTGGTAGCCAAGCATTCCGCAATATCGAAGCGGAGATTAAAAATATCCAACGCCAACTAGCGACGGTAGGGGCATCCGCCAACAGTCTCACGGCGCTTAATGTTAAGTTACAAGAACTACAGCAATCACTACAAAAGGTAGACGTTGCTAGTCCAGCGTTTCGCAAACTACAATCAGAAATCAAAGGCGTTGAGCAGGCACTGGCAACCGCCGGCACTGCGGGCAACAGCATTACGGCGTTGGGCGCCAAGCTTGCTGGCCTACAACAATCGCTTCAATCTGTAGGGATTGGCTCTCAAGAGTTCCGCGATCTGCAGCGCGAGATCCAGCGCACGGAGCGAGCCCTGGCAACCGCCGGTGCGGCCGGTAACAGCATCACCGGGCTGAGCTCCAAGCTCGCCGGCTTGCAGCAGTCATTCCGGTCGGTTGAGATCGGCTCCCAGGAGTTCCGCAGGCTGCAGCGGGAGATCCAACGCACGGAGCGGGAGCTGGCCCGCGTCGATCAGACCCTGGCGGGCCGGCTGGCCAGGGGTGCCGGGGATATTGGCTCTCAAGCACTTGTGGGTCTTGGTGCCAATGTTGCCGCCCTAGGCGCTGCGGCTGGCCCTGCTGCCGCTGCTGCTGCAGCAGCGTACGCCACTGGCGTGTTTACAAAGGGCTCGATTGATCAAGCGATCGAGCTGGAGAACGTCACCCGGAAGCTGACCGTCACCCTTGGCCCGCAAGGCGCCGCGGGCGCGATCAACTTCACCAGGGGGATTTCGCGGGAGCTGGGGCTATCGTTCGAGACGCTCGTGGGGACCTACAGCAGCTTCACTGCAGCCGCCACGGCGGCGAACATCCCGATCGAGCAGCAGCGGCAGCTGTTCACCTCCGTCAGCCGCGCGGCGCAGGCCTACGGGCTGAGCAACAACCAGGTGGGCGGCACGTTCCTGGCGCTGCAGCAGGTCGCGAGCAAGGGCACCGTCAGCATGGAAGAGCTTCGCTTGCAGCTCGCTGAACGCCTGCCGGTGGCGCTGTCAGCCACCGCCAAGGGATTGGGCATCACGCAACGCGAACTGATCAAGCTGGTTGAATCTGGGAAACTGAGCGCCAGCCAGTTTTTTCCGGCTCTGTCCAGGGGTCTGGATGAGCTGACCAAAGGCGCTGGCGGCCTGGAAACAGCGTCGCAAACGTTCTCGCGGTTTGGAAATGCTTGGCAAGAGTTGCAACAGCAACTAGGAAAAAATTTACTTCCGATTGCTGTTGAATCTACCAAAGCTTTAACAGCTGCTTTGATTGGTCTTAACAACGCCATATCGGACCTTAATCTAATTACTGAACTTGGCTTTGCGCCTAATGTTGTCAACGAACCGGAAGTTCAAAAAACAATTAAATTGCTTCAAAAATTACAAAAAGAATATGGTCTAACAGGTGAAAAGACAAAAGAGATATTCCAGATTGCTTTTGGCTTAAGTGGTGGACGCCGCGAATTTTTATCAGGATTATCAATAGATCCAAAGATATTGGAGCAAACTCGCTTAAACCTGGAAGGATTGGCTAAGTCTCGGGAGACAAACCGCGACATCGTAGGTGAAATCAACAGGCAAAAAGCAGCACTTTCTGACACCAACGATCAAATCCGCCTTCGCAACCAGGAGACCCAGAAATCCCTAGACCTAGAGCTGCAGCGCTCCAAGCTGCTGCAACAGGAGGCCAACGCATCCGCCCGCCTGGCGGGTTCCCGCCGCACGCCAGGCCTCGACGAGGCAGGCCGCGCCAGCCTCGAAGCTGAGCTGACCGTTGGCGAGAAAATCAGGGCTCTCCAAATCTCGCGGCTGGAGCTGGCTCGGGAACAACGCAAGCTGCCAGGCACCGGTGACGGTAAGGACAACACCCAATCCCTCGCCAAGCTGGCGGAGCTGCAGTCTCAGGTCCGGGTCGGGCAGATCGAGCTCGATGCCGCCCAGCTGCAGGGCTCCAGGGCCACCGCTGACGCGCTGCGGAACCAGCAGGAGCGGGTCCGTCAGCAGCGGCTTGAATCTCAGGCCGCCGCGGATCGCCTCCAGATCACGCGGGAGCAGATCGCCCTAGAGGCTGCCGCTGCCGCATCCCAGGGGCAGGTCAGCGCTACGGCGCGGCTGCTGCTCGAGCAGCGTGCCTCGTTGGCCCAGAGGCTGCGGTCCCTCGATGCCGCACGCGGAGCCCAGGCCACTGAGCTGGCCAGGGGGCCTGAGGCTGATCGGGTGGTGCTGGAGGACATCGCCGGCCGGATCGCCCGGGCCAATGCCGACGTGCGCCAGGCCTACGCGGAGGCGGGGTTGTCGCTCACCACCAATGCCCGCACGGCCGCAGAGGCGCTCCGGGGGGCTCAGCAGAACCTGCAAGGCATCCTCCGTGGCGGGTTCGATCTGCTCACCCCAGACCTGCAGCGCCAGCAGATCGAGCGGGCCCGGGCGTCGATTCAACCGCTGGTGAACCAGGGTGTTATCCGCACCGGCCTGGACATCAGTACCCCGGAAAAGCTCTTCGCCGTGGCTGGGTTTGCTGAGCAGCTGGTGCCAGCTCAAAAGGCGCTGGAGAATGCCATCAACGAAAACGCGGCCGCAACGCAGGCCTTGGCCGAGAAGGATTGGAACGTCTACGTTCAGGTGCCAGGTGGTAGCCCCGCGCCGATGCCCCTCCCTAGAACATGATCACCATCAACGGGCTGACCTTCACCCCCCTCACCGCCCAGCCATTCGGTTACGAGGGCGAGGCGCGCACCGGTCTGACGGCTCGGACGTTCCGATGCGCGGGACTGCTCACGCCAGCGCAGTGGGCCACCCTGGTGGGCATCTACGACGCCTGGCGCGGCAGCCGGATCGCTGACGCCGACACGCTCAGCTCCGGCGCCGTGGGCAGCACCGTGGCGCTCACCACGGGTAGCATCAACGGGCTGAGCGTCACCGGGCTGGCCTGTTGGTTCACCGAGGCCCCCACCGGCGAACAGGCCGGCGCCTACGTCTCCGCATCGTGCACGCTGGTGGATGCGGCGCAGGCCCTGGCCGTGCTGCTGCGGGGCGAGGAGAAGTCCCGCCAAGGGAATGAGGCCAGGCTGCCGAACCTGGGCACCGTCACCCTGGGCAGCGCCGTGGTCACGCTCACCAAACCAATGGAGACGCGGCGCGATGGCCCCACGGTGTCCCTGTCACCTGGCGGGACGAGCATCATCAGCGGGGCGCTGGTGGCGCACAGGGTCCGACAGATCGAGGGTTACATCTCATCGGGCACCTTTGCCGATCTGCTGGCCTGGTACGACACCACGATCGGCAGCATCCCGGCTGCAGGGGCCTGGTTCCCGGTCAGCGAGCCCACGGCAACGGCCGAGGTCATCATCACCGGCGGGGCCAAGGCCACCCGTTACAACGTCTCGCTCACGGCGCTGCAGATCATCTGATGGCCAACGACATCCGCGCTATCTCGACCTGCTCTCTTGGGACCATCGTCGGCAGTGCCAATGTCGATGACAGCTACATCAACGGCGGCGCGGGGCTGATCAAGACAACGGGCTCGGTGACGATCGACGGGCTGATTACACCGGCAGTCGGCACCCTGGTGAGCTTCAGCTACACCAAGGGCGGCATAACGCGGCAGATTCCCCGGGCGCTGCGGGTGCTGTCCAGCAACGCCGATCCGGTCACCCGCCAGACGGCAGTGGAGCTGGGCTGCAAGCTGACCTACCTGGACGATCTGCGGGAGCGGATTAACTGGCAGGCACTGGATGACCCGATCAACACGCTGACAGCCGACGATGCCACGATCATTACCATCCCGATCCGGGCGCAAGGTGTTGCGCAGAAGTGCCTAGAGGAGTTGGGTTTGACGGCGGCAGGCTTCAGCCTGACCAACGCCTTCAGCATCGCGCAGTTCGATCTGTCGCCCGGCTACGTGCAGGTACTGGGTGATCTGCTGGCGTCAGAATCTTTGATCGGCTACCTCAACACGTCGGAGGTTCTACAGGTCATCTCGCTGCAGCAGGAAGGCGGCACGGGTCCGGTGTTTGATCTCAACCAGCTAATAGGCTCAAGCAAGATTGGCTCTGGTAGGTTGCCAGCCGAAACAGTAATCGCCAGATACAGCAGCTTAAAGCTGAAGCAGCCAAAGCAAACCGCACCCGAGGAATGGCGCGAAAAAAACAATGCGGTTACATACACAATACAAATACCTTACACGTTAAAGGATACAGGAGAAAGCCGCATCGCAACCTACAACATTCTAGAGTCAACAAAAATAGAAACTGAATATCAAAACTATTTAACCACAAAAGGGCTGCTACGGCTCCCGTTTCGCCGCAAGACAACATTCAGGAGCGGAGCGGCGGCTCACGCTGGCAATGTTTTCAGCGAATATCTGTCAAATGACTTAAGCCCTAACAACTCGCAAGTAACCAAAATAACTGTAGAGACATACCAATATGACGACGAAGGAAATGAAAAACTCTATCAGCGTGATGTGAGTGGTTCTCTGGGTTTTGCACTTGGTTCTATTTCTGTGCCGATCGTGTTTGAGAACGACTACGTGTCGTTAAACTTTACAACGCATCTTGACCTTGAACGCGAAGTAATCGAAAGGGCGACAATCAAAAACACGCAACAGGTAACAACATGGACCTACGTTCCATGGTTCTCTACTGTTGCCGGCCAACAGGCAATAGCATCTAGCAGTAATGCCCTGCAGAGCGCTGCCGCTGTTGTTTCTTACCTCGGGGGAATTATTAGCGCTGGATTGCGACTCAGTGACTACAGGGTAGAAACAACCGAAGTGCCTGAGTCCCTAGGTGTTCCATCGGTGGCAGATCAGAACACGGCTGCGGCGGCCAAGGGCGGCGATGCTGCTAACGGCTGGCGCACGGCCTCGGAGGCCAGGGTTCTGCTGGCCATGGGCTCTGCAGCAGCGGAACGACGAGCTGAGTTCACGCCTCCCTACGTGCCAGATGACATATTCGCAAAGGTGAGTGGCGTTTATATTTCTACTCTAAGCGATGCAGACAGTAAGGCATTGAACTATGCCAAGGTGCAAAACCGGCTGGATCACGCCAACCGCAACGGCATGAACGTCCAGATGCTGCCGGAGCAGATGCCAGGCGCCCCATTCAGCCCCATCATCCTCCGTTCTGGCGGGGTGTCCGCCCTCTATCGCACTAACGGCACAGCCTGGACGATCGGCCCCGCCGGAGTTGTGGCATCCACTGACGCGCTGTTCTGGGGCGGCGTAGGCGGCTCTGGCCCTCGGTGGTTCCCCGTTGCCCCGGGGATCACCACGCTACCCACCGCCCCGCCAGTGGTGGGCGGACAGATGACCGTAGGGCAGGTGGTGCCCGTGGCCACCGAGACGTACGAACTGACGCTGAGAACGCGGATCGGGATCAGTGTCCAGGCATTCGACTACCTACTGAGCGAAACCATCACCGTGCCGCCGCTGGTGACTCGCCTGAGACTGACCGCGTCCGAGGTGGAGCCGGAGGCTGTGACGTTGCGTGTTCGGTCGCTGCTGTCAGTATCCGAGGTGGCGCCGGAAATCGTAAATCTCAGGATCAGGAGCAGGATCACTGTTACGGCAATCAATCCAATTACTATACTTTCGCCTATATTCCTATACGATTTTAGTGACTCGTCAACGCTTACAACATCGGGAAGCGAGATTACAGGGATCAGTGATCAGGGCTCCTTGGGCTGGAACCTGACCAAGGCCGGCACGGGTCCGACCCTGGCGGGCTGGGGCAACGGCAACAACTGCGCCGACTGGGGCAGCCCAGACCACAACAACGCATTAAGATACGTGCATACTGGATCATCTCAAAACGTTGCACAGATATTTATTGTGCTCGATGCCAATTTTGGATCAACGTTTACAAATTACAATGGCTTGATTTCTGGAGTAATTGATGATGCCATGGATTTTGGCGTAACAGGAAAGCCCAGTAGTGCATCATTTGACAGCGCGACAAACTGGTTTGATTACGCCTCACTGAATGGCGGATCGACCAACCAAATCACGGCGGTTTTGCCAACAATAAATAACCGCTGCGTTCTGATGATGCGCAATGCAAATAGTAGCGCTTCCGTGCTGGATGATGGTATCCAGCTTGGAAACGATCGAAACAACGCCAACAGGGGATGGGGCGGCCTGGTGGGCCTTGTTGTTGGGTTCAGCTCGGTTCTCAACTCGACCGATGAGGCCAACCTTATCAGCTATCTGACAACACAGTGGAACGTTTGAGGCAAACTAGGAGACAGCAGGCGTAATCATGGCGCTCACCGTTCAGCAATCAACCAAAGAGCTTGCAAGGGTTGCAAACCTCGCCTACGAGGGTGAAACCATCAAGGTTGCATTATGCAACGTTGGATCTACAGGCTATACAGCAGAAAGCACGGTCACAAACTGGCTAACCACCGAAATTTCCGGTAACGGTTACTCTCGGTTTTCGCTTGTGCTGAGCACGGGCGCCTATGACTCAGTGGATGCACGTTACGAAGTTCCGTTTTTTGATGCTGTATTTACGGCAAGCGGTTCCGGTTTCACGTATGACAGGATTGTAGTTTATGTGGATGGTGCTACTTATCCTCACTCCGTAATCACAGAAAATCCAAACATAGCGATGGTTGCAGGGCAAAGCAAAACTTATCGCATCCTACTCTCCGTGGATGACTGATGGCAACATTCATAAATGTTGACTATGAAACTATCAGCCTGCTGGAGCAAAACAGGCGCCAGGTTGATGCTAACCGCATCAGCTCACTTGAAGGTGTCGAGCAGAAGCGGTTAGGGGATCAGATCCAGGCCACCCGCCAGAGGCAACGGCGGCCCGTGCGCGGTCGGCTGAGGCCCGGCAGGCGCGAGGAGCTGGCGGCTACGGCTAAGCCGATCAACCTGATCGTTCTTGAGTTATCGTATGATCGAAATGATTATATCCCGACTCCAGATTGGCCGTTCATAATACCTTCACAGCCAGGCGTCTATGATTTGAGTATTCAAATCGAAGATACTGTTAGCACGGGTTGGGGCCAGACCGTATTATCAGAAGCTGTAACCGGCTCACCTTACAATAATGGCAGCCTTCAAAATCAAGTTTTTTGGCCCGGAGAAGATATTACTAATTCTGATTTGCCACAGCTTGGGCTTAATAGCAGCAAAAGATACGATTTTGGCGTCATAGATTTAACAAGGCAACTTACCCTGGAGACTGGTGTTTCGAGTAGAAGTTTTGATATTATAGTTTATGTTGTAATGAGAAGTTATCTTTCGTTTGAAAACCGAGAAAATAGAGATAAAACACCGAAACTGTCTTTTTATCCGGTTTCCATAAAAATTGGCAGTGGCTATGTTTTTGGTGAGTCATACAATGACTTTCCGGTGTCGTTACTTGATCTGCCCCGACTCATTGCGCTTGGCACAAAAAACAAAAAAACAATAAACATTGACACTGAGCAATACTTTACAGAAGAATATTGGCCTAGCGAAGCAGTCTTAAAGATCAAGATTGTCAGTTCCAAGCTAAGTAAAATCGAAGTGCTTATATGAAACCCCCAGCCAACCCAGCCGCCCTGCTCCAGCAGTCGCAACAGCAAACAAACGCTAACCGCTATCTTCATCTCAAGCAGCAGCAATACGCTAAGCTGCTGAAACAAGCCACCACCAAATGACCGGCCTACCCTACATCAAGCCGCCGCAAACGTTCCCACCGCGTCGGATCGGTAACGACGCGGTGGGAATCCTTGAGGTTCCCGTCCTTGGCGGGTTGACCGTGGAGGAGATTGACACAGTGACCAAACTGCTGGATGGCTTTCCCTCCGCACGGGTGGCCGAAGCAGAGGCGGCCATTGCCATAGCAGCTGCGGAAGGCTGCACGCCCGTAGAGGCCCACCGCGTCGTTACAGACGGTCTGAGTGGCCTGCCCCTTGATGATCCATCGGCTGAAACCATGCGACTGCGCCACGCTGCGCGGATTCACGAAGTCCTCAGGATTTACGAAGCGGCCGGCCGGCTCAACAGGTTGTCAAGCATGACCGCAATCATCCGCCATCGGCTGAACCGGCCAGAGTGGACCATGGCCGAAACCCTCAAGCTGCCACGGTTGCTGGGCGATGGCCTTTGGCAGCTGGTGATGGATGAGCAGGATGCCGAGGCTTTGCCGACCGAGCCCGTCACCGAGGAAGACCTAAAAAAGCCGCCAGCGGACGATGGCGACCCGAGCGAACCGACTGGGCCGGAGTCTTCTGGCGCCTGTCCCATGGCTTCCCCGGCCAGTGGCACCGGGAAACGTTCGGGCAAGAGCTGAGGGCCACCGTTCTCCGCGCTTGGCGGGAGCTTCAGGCGATCGAGCGGGAGCAAGCTGCCAGGGCAGAGCTGCCCATTGCCCAGGTTTCGGCGATGATGGCGAACATCAACCGCGACACGACCAAGCAGCCGCAGCCGTGGCCGGTTCAGGGCTTCTGCTTCTACCGGGATCAGGAGCGCGCCAACAGCGGTGGAATCCCGCCAGAGGCTGCAGCCGTGGCCCTGAGCTTGCGACATGAGAACCGCTGCCCAGAGATCCTGATCGTGGCCTGGCCGGCGATCCTCGATGCTGCCGACGACACCACCAATCCCCCGCCGGTGCGGGCGCTGCGCAGCGACGACGGCGCCGTGTGGGTCCTGGCGCCGCAGATGACCCAGGGCGGCTGCCGTGGCGGGCTGGTGGCCGTGCGCGGCACCATCTCCGGGCCCGTGCTGCTGCGGGAACTGGATCGGCCCCTGCTCACCCATCGGCTGGTGCTGCCCAGGCGCACTGGCTACGGCTGGCTGGAGGCCGATCTGTTCCTGGCGAGCGGGGCAAACTAGGGTATGGACATCCGCACCCTACGGACATCGCTTGAGGCAACCCTGGCCAGCCAGCTGGGGACCTACACCTATGCCAATGGGGCAACCACTCCGGCGATTGCGGCGCGGGCCTGGGGTGAAGCGCTGCCGCCGCGTACCACGGTCAGCGGGCTGGAGTGCCTGATTATAAGAAATCCTGAGCTAGATCCGATCGTAAAGCAATATCGGGATGAAGTGGCGTTTCAGAAGTGGACAGTATTCCTAGTTGATTGGGGTGGCGCTGTTGATCTGCACGATGCTGCCTCCCGGCTGCTATGGGCCTACCCTGGCAGCGAAGCCTCAGTAGTGCAGGCACCGCAAAGCGTTGGGCCTAAAGCGTGGATGCGGGTTGAGTTGACCACATCGCCCGATTTTGTGTTTGAAGCTGGTGAAGCGATTGGACTGATCTACGCAAACACGATCATCCAAGCAACCACGATGATTAAGGCGGCGGCATGACAACGATCCCCTCACTCCCGTTCAGCGGTCAACAGCTGCGCGACACGCTGACGGCGCTGGATAGCGCGATCGAAACGATCGAGCTGACGCCAGGGCCCACTGGCCCGGCCGGTCCTGCTGGCCCTCAAGGGCCTACCGGTCCTGCTGGTGCCACGGGCCCTGCTGGAGCCCAGGGGCCGGCAGGTGCCACCGGGCCGGCAGGTGCCGCTGGGCCGGCAGGTGCCGCTGGCGCGGATGGCGACGAC